CTGCTTACTGGTGAGGAAAGGGCTGAGCTGCGAGGCTGGATAACCAAAGGCGGAAGGCATATTCTTATTGGAGATGACGAAGGCGGTTCTTCCGGCGGAGCAGGCGGAAAATCTGCGAAAAAGGTTGACAAATCCAATGAAAGTGGTATAATAGACGATGAAAGTGACCTCAAAGAACTGAAGAAAGCTATTGCTGACGGTAAGCTAAGTACCAAGCTTGATAAAAAGGCACAGTCCGCTCATAAATTAGGCTCTGCGGAGTATAATAAACGTTTAGCTGACGGATATTTACCAAGTTATACAGAGTTAAGTCATATGGAGGTTCAGAAAATCATCAATGCCTATTCTCTTACCGGAACAGTTCGTAAAGGAAAAGACGGTCAGTTCAGAGAAACCATTTCAGTCAAAGAGAATATAGGAATGTTTGGCAATTTAAAGACAAAAAAATATATTCCGACAAATAGAGCAACTATCCATTATTCTAAAAAAGGAGCACATTTAGTTCCTTCTGTACCACTTGGAGGTAAATAATCATGATTGATCTTTACGATGCTTTATTTCATAAAGTTAAACTTGTTGATTCTGATAACAATGAAATCGTTGCGGTTGCTGATTTATACGAATCAGAGTCAGACAGCGGATATGATGAACCTATTATTGGATTGACAAATGGTCAATATTACCTTCAATCAGAAATCAAAAGCATTGAAATAATCGATTAAACCGTTCTCACTGAGAGCGGTTTTCTTATACCCATTTGAAGGAGTTGATAAAATGAAAATCGAAGTAAGAGCTGACGGTCTGCATATAAGCGGATACGTCAATGTCACAGGCAAACTGAGCAGGCCCGTGATAACTCCCAGAGGCAAGGTCCTTGAAACTATCGAGGAGAGAGCTTTCAGCGAGGCTATCAAAAAGAGCGGCAACGTCACGGTACAGCTCGACCATGATGCAGGTCACGCTTACGCTCAGACCTCAGACAATTCACTATCTCTGAGAGAGGATGCTATCGGACTTCATGCGGACGTGCTTATCACAGACAAGACCGTCATTGAAATGGCTCGAAAGGGCAAGATAAGAGGCTGGTCGTTCGGAATGTACAATGTTCAGGACGAAATGGAGAGCAGAGGCGATGATGAACTGCCAATAAGACACGTCAAAGGCCTTATGCTTGATCATATATCCCTTATCAAGGATAAGATACCCTGCTATGCTGCTACATCAGTAGAGTGCCGTGCAGACGGAGATATTGACATCGAGCAGAGGGCACTTGATGTTGAGCCGGAGCTTGTAATTGACAACAAGCCCGACTACAGCGATTATGAGAACAGGCTGAAAGCACTTGGATAATCACAAAGTGCAGTCAACTGCACACTAATACGTTAAAAAGCACCTTTATAGGTGCTATTTTTATACCCATTTAAAGGAGGAAAAATCCATGAAGAAACTTATCGAAAGAAGAGCCGGACTTGCTGCCCTTCTCAACTCCATGCTGGAAGCTGTAAAGACCGAGAACAGAGCCTTTACAGAAGAGGAGGCTAAGAAGTTTGACGAGACAGAGGCTGAGATCAAGCAGCTTGATGCTACTATCAAGGCCGAGGAGAGAGCAAAGAACATCACAGAACTTCCTGTACCTCAGACTGCACCTAAGACTGAGCAGCTCACACAGGAGCAGATCGAGGAGAGAGCTTTCGCCGACTTCATCAATGGCAAGATCACAGAGATGAGAGCAGGCGAGCAGAACATTGACTGGACAAACGGTGCATCAACTGTACCGACTACAATTGCAAAGCGTATCATCGATGCAGCAGTTGATATGTGTCCTATCCTCGCCGGAGCTGAGGTGTACCACGAAAAAGGCACACTCAAGATCCCGAAGTGGACAAAGGCGAATAGCACCCATGATGTGACAGTAGCTTATGCAACTGAGTTCACTCCACTCACAGCTGACAGCGGCAAGTTCACATCGGTGGATCTTGGTGGATATCTTGCAGGTGCTCTCGTTCTTATCGGCAAGAGTGTAATCAACAGCTCTGCGATCAATGTTACAAATTTTGTCATCAATAAGATCGCTGAAAAGGTTGCACAGTTCCTTGAACAGGAGCTGCTCAAGGGATCCGGTTCTTCCGCAGCCCAGGGCGCTACCAAGACAAGCAATGTGGTGACTACCGGTACTGCGCTTACTATCGGTCTGGATGATCTTATTGCAGTCCAAGCTGCTGTAAAGCAGAAGTATCAGAAGAATTCCTGCTGGACAATGACATCCAATACTTTCACAGCACTCAAACAGCTCAAAGACGGTGATAACAGACCGCTCATTCAGCCGGATGTTACAGCAGAATTCCCGTTCCGACTTCTCGGCAAGCCTGTGCATCTTTCTGACAATATGGATGAGATCGGCGGCAACAAGCTTGCTATCCTTTACGGCGATTACAGCGGACTTTCCGTGAACTTCCGTGAGGATATCGGTATTGAGATCCTTAGAGAAGCGTATCACGCTCAGCACGCCATCGGTATCGATGCGTGGTTCGAGTTTGACTCTAAGGTCACAGATGAGCAGAAGCTCGCAGTGCTCAAGGTAAAGGCATCATAATCAAATACAGCGGACAGGACTTTCCTGTCCGCCTAATAATATCAGAAAGGCGGTAGAGATATGAAGATAAGTGGACTCACACCGGCGATAGTCAAAGACTACTGCGGTATCTCAGACAGTGACAGTGATGATATCATCACAGCGCTCATATCTGCCGCAAAGGCATATATCAAAGGTTATACCGGTCTCGATGATAATCAGTGTGATGAACATGAAGATCTCACCATAGCCTGCATGGTACTGGTCAATGATATGTTCACGCAGAGAGACTATACGCTCAGCCTTCACCGGCAGGTAGCTCCCACGGTAAAGACCATACTCAGTATGTATGCCGTGAATCATCTGGGGTGATATTATGGCATACAACAAGAAGATCGAGATACAGTACTATACCGAGGAGCAGGATGATATCGGAAATGATATCCCCGTGTGGACTACTCTTTTCAGGCCCTGGGCAGAGGTCAACTGCACCGGCGGAAAGGAGTACTATGCAGCAGCTCAGGTCAATTCCGAAAACGATATGCTTTTCAAGATTCGGTATTCCTCCTGCATGGAGGGAAAACTCCCTTCTGAGTTGAGAATAGTTTACAAAGGCCTTATCTATGATGTCAAGCATATAGACGACTTTATGGAGCAGCACAGGGAGCTCATTATAAGGGCGGAGCAGCTCAATGGAGGTGTTCGGAATGAGCAATAGTATATCACCTGATGAACTTGTACAGACACTTGTTGATTATTGTGCAGGCTATACGGCAGAGATCAAGGAGAGAGTCGGTGATAGGATAAAGGATATCGGCGAAGAGGCACTTGCAGAGGTAAAAGAGTTATCACCTGTTTATGAAGGGGATAATAAGAATACTCCGAGAGGTGCATACCGCCGTAACTGGACTTACCTCATCGAGAAAGAGCGAGGCGAGATCAAGGTCACCGTCCATGTAAAGGGAAAACACTATCGCCTTACACATCTTCTTGAAAAAGGCCACCTTAACCGTGACGGTACAACAAGATCGAAGGCTATACCTCATATCAGCATAGCTCAGGAGCACGCTAATAAGAAAGCAGAAAAGCTGCTGGAGGGACTGTAATGGAACTCAGCGAGATAAAATCCAAACTTGACACAATAGGTATTCCTGTAGCCTATATGATGTTCAACAAACCTCAGAAACTGCCGTTCATGGTGTACTATGAATCTGGTACGGATATCCGGGGAGCTGATGATCTGGATCTCTTACGGGAAACTGAAATAACGGTTGAACTGTATACAGACAGAAAGACACCTGCTCTTGAACGGCAGATAGAATCCCTTTTTGCGGACAGGGAGATAGAAAAGTCCGCAGACACATACCTGAAGGATGAAAAGATGTTCATGACAGCATTTTCATTCGATACAATTATCAAGACTGGAGGATATGATAATGGGACACACACAGACTAAGGAGCTCAATAGAATAGTCCTGGGCTCAATGGATTTCTACGTTGTCGAGTTCACGGGCACTATCCCTGCCGATACAGCTATCGAGACAGAGGCTAATATGATAGGCAGAACAAAGAACGGTGCCACCGTGCGTTATGATGCTACATGGTATCTTGCTGAATCAGATGACGGTAAGGCCAAGAAGCGCAAGCTCACCGGTGAGAACGCATCTATAAGTTACGGCAATATCACATGGAACGGCAATACTCTCAAAAAGCTCATAGCCACTGCAAGAGTTACAGAGGCAGAGGGTAAGCGTACTACAAAGATAGGCGGAGTATCTAATGATGACGGAAAGCGCTATCTTATCAGAGGAGTACACAAGGATCCTGTTGACGGCGATGTCCGTATAACCGGTATCGGAGTCAATACCGGCGGCTGGGAGGCGGCATGGTCCCCTACGCAGGAAACGATCATTACTCCTACCTTCGAGCTTGAGCCTAAGCTCGATACTGAGGGAACACTGCTTATCCACGAAGAGGAGATAGTTGAGACTACTCCTGCATCCACAGGCACATAATTGATATATCAGGGCAGGTGAAATATCCTGCCCTTTTTTCGTAAAGGAGAATAACTATGAGACGTTTTGAATTTACTCTCGATAACGGAACAACTCTTACCATAAAGCCGCCTACACTCAGGCAGTATTACAAGGGACTTCTCAAAGCAAAGAACGACCCGCAGCTTTTTGGCTCAGTTGCTGAGATATGCAACGCCAATGACGAGGGGATAGAGATCACAGAGGAATACGTTATCGACAATTTTAATACCGATGACCTGAGCAGATTCCTTAAAGAGCTGTCGGCATGGGTCAAAGGTGAAAGAGAGTCAGACCCAAACTGATGCTGCCTTATTACCCTGAGAGTGGGGAAAATAAGGCTTTTTTTACTAACAGCTCAGGCGATATCAAAATAGTATCTGACTATACAAGACTTAGCTTTCAGGCAGTCGAGGATATGGATATTTTTGATTACTACGGCTATCTTCACGATGCTGTAGTATGGAATTGCAGTAAGACAAAGCCCGGAAGGGAATACCTTGAAAATGCTTACTATTATCAGCAGACAGAGCCTGACCGTGAGGCACTGAGGAGGTTCAGCAATGGCAAATAAAAAAATAAAGGGCATAACTATTGAGATCGGAGCTGATACTCTTGGCCTTGACAAGGCTCTCAAAGGAGTTGAGCAGTCAAGCAAAAAAGCGTCAGATGAGCTCCGTGAGGTCAATAAGACAATAAAGACAGCAGGTGATTCCGCTGTACTCTGGCAGCAGAAACAGAAGCTGCTGACTGATGCTCTTGAGGGCAGCAGAGAAAAGCTGAAACTTCTCGAAGATGCTCAGGAGCAGGTGAAAAAACAGCTTGACAGCGGTGCTATAAACGGGGAACAGTATCGAGCTTTCGAGCGTGAAGTGGAGTATGCCCGCAAAGAAGTAAGCAAGTACGAAACAGGCCTTGAAGAGGCTAATGACAAGGTCAGAGAGCTCGGTGATGAATCCGGCAATACTGCAAAGGATGTCCAGAACCTTGGAGACATGGCAGAGGATACAGCGAACGGCGGTATCTCCGCAATGACTGTCGCCCTCGGCGAG